CGCCCAGGACTCGTCGGCCAGCTCCGCGCTGTTGTCCCACTCGATCTTGTCCGCAGTCGTCGTTCCGTCAGGCGCGGCATACTGGTCGCTCGTCGCCGTCGGCGCAGGGTTCGAGTCGTCCGTACCGACGATCCAGTCACCGAAGTCCAGGTAGTCCGGGGCCAGCAGGTTCGCAGCATCGCGGATTCTGTGCCAACGGCCCGTAGTAGAGCTGCTGAACAGCACCTCGCAGTCGTACTGCGCGTCCAGCGTCAAGGAGGACTCCCCGTCAATCGTCGACGCACCGCCGGCGACCACGGTCACCGTATTCAGGCCACCCGTCGTACGCTTCAGGACGATGCGGATGTTCTCAAATGCCGGGTCAGAGCTGGGGTCCGGAAGAGTCAGCGTGATGCTGTCCGAGGGCTGAACGATGACATAACGTCCCTCTCGAGGCCGGATATAGCCCGATGACGTCACCGTCTGGACGGAGATGGCGTCCAGGGCGCTACTGATCCGACCAGGAGCAGTTATCAGCTCCTGAGAGCTCGCAAGTGCAGGGTGCCCAGGATGCTGAGGCATTACTGAATCCTCCGGATGTAGATCGCAGAGCAGCCAGCGGTCAAGTTGATCGCAGTCGTCACGGAGCTCTCGCGGTCAACCTTCAGGCTGATGTAGTCGCTCGCGCTAAAGCTGTACGGGAACGTCTGGATATGCAGCGATGACTCGTCGTGACCAGTGACGTCTCTGATGTACCCGCACTTTGCCTGGGGGCCGAAGTCCGTAGAGCCGTTGAGAATCATACGCGCTATGCCGTTGTAATGCTCAGATGTAGATGACTGCGCGTTGAACGCCAAGCTGGCCGATATCTCGTAGACCCCTGCGGTAAGGATCGTGATGTTCTGCGGACTCCTAGCGGTGCTGTGCTCGAAATCAGAACCCCACGTTGTAACCTGCGTGTTCCACTGAACCAGGTTGTTGGTGGCTGCGGCGTTGATGTTCTGAGCCAGTGTTGTCGTCAGATACAAACCAGACGAAGGCTTCGTCAGGTCAAACCCGGTCGGGTCCAACTCGTCAACGCGGATCCGACCCAGCTCTCCAGGAGAGTAACCGTTGCCCCTGCGGTAGATCCTCATGCGGTCACCGGGGGCTGATAGATCCTCGAGTACCACCCGGTCACGTGGAGATAGCCAATATAAGCGGTGTCCACGTAGGCCGCGATGGTGTAGGCCGTTCCTGAAGTTCTGCGGAACCGCTGCCCCTGGAGAAGCCAGGCCGATCCGTAGCGCGGCACCGTCACCTCCAGGGTAGCGTCGTCCACGTTCGTCAAGTTAGAGGTGTTTGCTGGGCTCAGGATCAGCTTGACGTTGATGTTTGATGAGTACGAGTTGAACACCTCCACATACACCGAGTCCAGTACGTTGGCCTGGGTGATCGTGTGGATATGCGTCACGTCCGTGACGGTCGTGTAATCCTCGTTGATGTGAATCGGGCGGCCGTTGACTGACTCGGAAAGGACGTCCGTCCTAACTTCTAGGTTTGCCATTAGATGATCTCCCGCTCGATAAAGGCTGTCATGCGGTCACGGTCGGTGATGGTGCGGAACTTCTGGCTGATCTTTGTGTGGAACTTGTTGATTTGCACGTTGAAGCTAGGATTGGAGCGGGTCACGACGAGCCGGAACTGGACGGCGGTGATCGCGTACATGCCCGGAGTCAGCGGCAGCCAGTCGCCCCAGCTGACGCCATCTTCCGAGAACCGGGCCTGGCATTCCACGGTGCAGTTGTCCGCCGTGTAGAGCCCGTCGGAAAGCGGCCCTTCCCAAGTCCACTGGTTGACGACGTTATCGCGCCACTTCAGGTCAGGCGCCCAGCCCCAGTCGGCGGGGTGGACCTGGCTCGCCTCCCAGTAAGGCTGCAAGAACACCCGAACGGGCCGGATGATCTGCTGCTCTCGAGGCGCCGGGATGAGCTCGTTCGCCGTAGTGTACGTCCCTGTCAGCGAGGTGCCCGTGAACTCGAGATATCCGCCTGAGGCGCGCTGGAGGTTGCTTAGCTGGGGGTCGTAGGCCGGCGGCAGGCTGTCGGTCTTCCAGCCGTCGACATAGCTCTCCCAAGCCTGGGACTGCCAGGTGGCGTCGAACGCGATCTCGTCCAGAATCGGCGCAGGGGCCTGCTGCGAGAGAAGGGGCACGCTGTACTGCCCCAGGGGCGTGACCGTAGCAGCGTACAGGTTGGTGTCGCCCGTCACGGCTCCAGCCCAGTTGTCCGTCGGGCCCAGAGCTGCGTCCCCAGGGGTGATCCGGCCGACCCGGTCGCCCAGGATCCAGCTACCTCGACGCCATTCTATTTGCTCCCGGAACTGGTTGTCCGACTGGCGCGCGTAGTACACGGCGCGCTCCTCGTTGAAGCGCATGGATGCTGAGGTCGGGGCGGCAGGCGTGGGGCCGGCTCCCCTGTAGACCACTCGAGCTCCGTCGCAGAAGTCCGGCGGCGTGCTGGGGAAGCCCCCGTACAGATACACGCGGAACTCGACGTCAGACCCTCTCGTGCAGTTCTGGGCCCGAACGGTCGCCTGCGTCGACAGCCCCTGCCCCTCGGCAACGACTCTGTAGTCGTCGAGAGCCCCTCCTCCGATCATGCCGCCCGCCGGCACGGCGGGGTTGCTTTTCTGGAGCACGCGGAAGCCCTTGATGTAGCGGCTGTGCGCCCGGTTGTACCGCCAGCTAATCTCAAATCCTGGCTCGTACGTATCGCCCGCAGCTCGGGCGTTGGTCTCAATTACGGTGACTGAGTGAGCTGCAAGTACGGCACCTCCGATGGCGTTCCCAGTACCGCTTCCGGAGCCGTCCAGAAACTGCTGCTCAGGCAGGGGCTCCGTAATCGCATCCTCGTAGACGTCAGCGTTGTACTCGAGCCACTCGACCTCGTGCTCGAGATTCTCCTTCATCGTGATGCCCGTGATCTCGACTTGCAGCTCCTCCCCAGACACGACGAGGGACCACGTCGTCTTGCCGGGGACCGCCAGGAACGGCAAGGCGGATGCAAAGCGCACGGTCGATCCAGCTGCGTAGTCACCTGCGGCGATCGGAGAGCCGTTGATGGTCGCAATCGACGCGCTGGCGACCTCATCGCTTTCGTGGTCCCTGGCGTACACCAAGTACGTCTTGCCAGACTCGATCGTGATGTCCCGGTCGATCTCGAACTGCTGGGCGGCAGACGATGCTGCGATCGTAGTGAGGACCCGCCCGCTGACGCCCCTGCACATGACGTCGTGCGAGAGGTAGATCACGTCGCCCGGCTCGAACGAGAGGGCCTCAGGCCCAAGCGTCATCTTTCCAGACCTGAGCCGCAGCTTGTTCGACTTGATGCGGAAGATGCCTTCTCGACGAGCCTGGCCCCGACTCGTGATGCCTTGAGTCTGAATCGACTCGCGTCGGAACTGATCGAACTGCGTCGGATCGTTTAGATCCGGGTCATTGACGATCTCCGTGGCGCGCTCCCAGTCGTTCGACTCGGGGAACAGCACCACCTCGTAGCTGTTAGCTCGGGACTTAGGTCCAGCGTAGTCGACCTCGAAGCTGTCCTTCTTGATCGCCCCCATGCCGATCATCCCAATCGGGCTGCGCGGACGATCCACCGAGAAGCGTACGGTGTTGCCCGTCATCACGGGCTTTGCTCGGCCGGCCTGGCAGACAGCCAGAAGGGCGTCCCACACGTTGTATTCCTTGTCGAACACGCCGTTGAACTGGTGCCGGGGCTCTCCGCCCTCGACGGTCGCGCCGGTGATGTCGTTCTGGTCACCCCCGTCAGCTGTGACCGCAGTGCTGAGAAGCGTTCCGCTGGTCCAAGGATCGTCATCGACGTCCAGCCGGTCCCACCAAAGCGTGATCTTCCAGCGCTCTGCGTTCAGCGGGTCCTCTTCGACGCTCTTGACGTAGTAACCGCCGGCGACGTTAGACCCCTTTGCGCCGTTGTTGATGTCGGTGGCAACACCCAACGGGAAGTTCGCCGGGTCCGGGAACCCGTGCAGGCGCACCAGCTGGCCCTCCAGGTACGGTGCAGAGTCGACCGATGAGGTCTGCTTGAGATACAGCGTGAGCGAGCCACGCGCGATACCGCCACTAGCCGCAGTCGAGTTGTCGAACAGGATGTCGTCCCAGTCTGTCGACGTCGCCAGTCCGGCGTTGTTGGTGGTGAACTGCCGGCCGCCGTCGTACACGCCCTCATCGCAATATTTCGCCCACTCGCGGATTGACTCGAGGTCGATATTGTCGACGGAGTACCTGTTGCCGAGACCGATGCGCTTGTTGAGCAGCAGGTCGGCAGCGACCCACGCGGGGTTAGAGCTGTACGCGTAAGCAGGAGCCGCGCCGTACAGCGTCGGAACAAGCCGGCCCCATACGACAGTGGTCATACGGGGCTTCTGGTTGTTGATCTGGTCGGTCGCCCGGACCTTCTGGCCCACCAGGGCGCAAGTGGGATATGTCAGCGTCTTGTTGCGAATGCCGATGACCGCATCGAGCACAGAATCATCGAAGGTTCGGTCATGGCTCGAGTCTACGTTGACCCTCAGCGCCTGGCACTCGTACCTTCCCGGAGTCGCAACCGCGCTCGAGCCCGAAGAAAGGACAATGCCGTCGGTGACGCCGATCGTTCCATTGCCCTGCTTGAGCTGGAGGTCTCCCGCGTAATCGCCGTAGGTACTGGCAGAGGCGAACGACGTGGGGCCCGTGCCGGTGTTGACGTCGAACAGGTACGTCGCGCACTGGGCTACGTCGGGCACGCGGTCGATGATGCTAGTCGTAAGCGGAGAATCGACTGCGGGCTGGAAAGCGCTTGTTACCCCGGTGAGGATTGCACCGTAGGCTACGGATTTTCGACTGTAATTCCTGCCCGTCTCGCCATAGTACACCTCGTCGATATAGACGGAGTCGAGCGTCTTGCAGTAGATGCCGTCGAGCGTGTTGGGGTAGCGGATGACCGGGGTGAAACCGTACGTCGCAGCGAACTCAACGGGGTTAGAGTTGTACTGGCGGTGGTCGACCTCGACGCCGTTGACCCACAGGCTGTGGCGCAGACCCATCGGCTGATACTGCCAGGTGTTGCCGCCGTTCCAGTTCGGCGGCGGCCCGCCGTTAGTGTTAGTCCAAGTCTGGCGGTACTCGACCCGCATCCACGACTCGTCGTAGTTGGGGATGGTGTAGGCGGTCTCAACAGTCGTCGACCCGAACCGAAGCGAGAGGCGCAATTCGAGATCGGAGGATCCCGGCTGCGTGGCCGCGAGAATTGCGACACCCGTTTGGCTCCCCGCCGATCCGAACTCCGCCAGCACGGCGACCCTCGGGTACTGGTCGTCGACCAGTCGGCTCATGTCGACCTTGTAGACCCCCCCAAGCACAAACGCGTTCATGGCGTTCGCGGGAGCCGAGAGCATAAACCGCACGTGGTTGCTGCTAGGCTGCTCAGCCAGCCAGGCGTTGAGTTGAGCGCTAGTTACGTCTGTCCAAAAGTTCCTCCAGCTGTGCCCGGCAGTGAACACGGACTCGAGCTCGCCATCGGTTGCGGTGCTGCCTGGGTCGAAGATTTTTCCGACGTTGATCCCGCCACCGTTGTCGTAAGTCGACGGGTCACGAAGGGGGAAGCTAAACTCCCGCAGGATCCTCTGCCGGGTCGACGCCTGTACAGATCCAGGGAACGGCTCGTAAAGCCAGCCGTCGTTGCCAGGGCCCCCCGTAAGGACAGGCAGACCCGAGGCGTCCAGCTTCCTGTAGCGCACCGCCAGCTGGAAGTTGCTGCTAGAGTAGTTGCCCTGGGTGTCGACCCTGGCAAGGCCCTGAGGGAACTCGACTCTAGTCGTAAACGAGTCGTAGTCCTGGTCGTCTAGACGGAACGTGGTGGCATACTGGTCGAACGCAGAGTCGACGGTGGAGTAGTCGGTCTCCCAGTCTCCGTCGTTGAACAGCAGCACATTGTTGGTCTGCGAGGTGGTTTCCTGGCTGTTGAGCCGGATGCCGTATGGCGTCTCGTTGCTGATGACGTTGAATCCGCCCATCGCGGACTGCACGTTCTGCCCGAGGCGCGTCTGAATGCTGGACTCGACAAGGTTCTGAGCCTCAGCCTCCTCGATACGGAATCCAATCGGGATGTCCTGACCCTGCACCGGGCCAGAGCTCGTCGTATCCGTCAGCAGGTCGCCGGAGTTCTGGCCGAAACCGTAGATCGGGCCCTCGCTGACAACGATCAGCTGGCTGATCGTCATGTTCTGCGTCCCGCTGAGACCGCCGAACTCCGAGATAATCGTGCCGCCGGTACGATGCTTTCCGTACACAACGGGAATGGGCAGCCCCTCGGTCCTGTTGTTCCCGATGCCTCCGAACGCGTAGGTCGGGGAGCCCTCGTCACCCCTGACGTCAGGAATATCCCTGTCGATCAGGCGGTATGCGATGTAGCCCGAAACAAACGCAATAAGCAGGTACGGCAGGGCAGCCAGTAGTGGGCCCTGTGGCATGTTCACCAGCCCGACGAACTCCCCCTCTCGGACTCGCCTATCGGCAGCGTCTCTATCCAACAGCTCGCCGTTGATAAACGCGCTCCAGTGCCCCTCACCGCAGTCGTCAAGCAGGCTTTGCAGGGTGCATCCAGCCTCGACCTCGAACACCTCTCGGCTAGACAGGTCCAGCGGCTGGCTCAGTTTTACTACGGTGCAGCTCATCTCAGGGGGCGGTAGACCGACTTGATGTTCTTGAGAGCTCGGGTCCGCATGATGCGAACGCCACATTCGGGTAGGGCCGTAATCACTCGCTGGTCACGGCTCTGAATTAGTATAGATACCCCAAGGTGTCCGTCAGCCGGAGAGTCCGTAACCGCGATGTCTCCTGGCTCTCGCAGGGAATCGCGGCTATGGCCGATCTTCACCCAGGGCAGCGTCTCGATCTGCCGGCTGAGCAGAAGCAGCGCAGCTTCCGGCAGCACCGGGAAGCCTTGAGCGGCCTCGTCGTACCCAAGTCGGATCAGCACCTCACGAACGACGCTGGCGCAGTTGTGCGTAGTCGTAAGGTTGGGCTCCATCGAGTAGGAGCACTTCACTAGATCCGCAACGTCGATCATCCGGGGATCCCTGGGAAGCCTCCAAACTGGTTCGGATGCTTGCGAGGCAGACCAGACGCCACCTCCGCATCACCGACCTCCTCACAAGCCGCCAAGGTAAATCCAGGGCATGAGTTGGGCACCGTGCCCTCTCCGGGGTTGGCGCCGCACTCGACGGACCCGTACAGCCAGCGGCACCGGCTCGTAGACAGCAGGTAGGGCGGGAAGGTCCTGACGAACGGGTTGAACGCCGCGAACTGGAAGGTCGCGGAGGATGGCGTCATTTTGCAGCCCCCAATCTCGCCGTCGATCCGCACGCCGCTCGAGAGGTTCTCCAAGTCCAGCGAGCTCACGAGCCACATGCGCGCGGGAGAACCGACCATGCCGGTCAGCCTCTCGATGTACGCCGCGATCTCCAGGCTCGCATTCCCGATCGTGATCGAGATGGTCGGCAGGTCGCCTTTGGAGGTTGCGTTCACCCCGCTGTGGATGATCGGAGCCGGATACCAAGTGTACTCAGCTGCGGTCGGCGAGTCCGGGTGGACGGCCGTCACCTGCTTGTCGTAGTTCGTCAGGCGAATGGTCGTCAGGGGGTCCTCGAGGGTGTCTACCTCGTAGAGCCAGATAAACGGATACTCGCTGGCGAGCTGGTTCTTATGGTCCTTAGTGACTTCGCTAAGATCACGAGCCATCGAACACCTCCTCGAGCTCGAACGTAAAGCTCTCGACGCTGGGGTCCGAGAGCGTCCGCGACAGGTCCTGCGTGACGAATCTGACCGTCAGCGTCTCCGGGGACTGTGCCGGGCTGGTGACTGTGGGCGACCAGCTGAAAGGGATCTCGGCGCCGTTGTGGTCGGCGTAGAACGTCAGCAGCGCCGCACGAGCAGCCGGCGTCGTGTTGAGCGCCTGAACCTGGAACCTGCGGCGGGACTTGGTCTGGCGAGCGAAGACGTACTTGTGGCCCGTCTCGATGTCTTGCTCGTTACGCAGGCGCTGAGTGACCTCAGTCACACCAAACGAGTAGTCCAAGGTCAGGGTGCCGGTCGCAGCTGCGTCCTCGGACGCCACAGCGATGCTGTCACCGAACGTCGGCTCGGTGCCGCTGTCGACGGCTGCGCTCGGAGTCAGCGTGTTGAAGTAGGAGAACTCTGCCATCTTGCCATTGCTCTCTGGAAGGCCCGTCTCGGTCAGGGAGAAGGCGACGACCCCAGTCGTGCCGGGCGCCACGTTCGCATTGGAGCGCTGATCGACCAGCCAGTAGTTGCCGCCGAGGCTGCCCTGGCTAACAGAGTTAGTGTCAGACAGAACAGTGGGGATGGTGTAGCTGGTGATCTCCGTGCCGTCGACGACAGCGCGCAGGCGCACGAACTCAGAGCCCGCGCCAAACGACGACTCAGTGTTCTGAGCCTCGAACTCGAGCGTGAACGCAGTTCCGACGGTGAGGCCGGACAGAGTTGCAGACGCGAGCTCCGTGCGCGTGTGGGTTTGCGTAACTGACTGGTCTGAGAAGTACGAGTAGACCTTGAGCGTATGCGTGGTCATTGAGAAGTCGTACTCCACAACACACGCGTAGCCTCTCTGGTACGGGAAGGTGGCGACGCCGTCCGAGACAAGAAACTGGTTCAGTACTCGATACCAAAGCGCCGGGTTCTGAAGCACGCCGGCAGAGTCGGGCTGACCCCGATCCCGCGTCAAAGACTGACGGAGCACGATGCCTGCTGCTATGTTGCGCGCAGAACCCGAGTTCATGGTGATCTCTGTGCTGCGCCGCTGCTGCTCAGTCGCAATAGTCAGTGAGCTGCACAGGCTTCCGTACGCCCTGCGGTTGTCCGTGAAAACAAGGCTGGGTCCGAACGCCTGCTTGTCTCCGATCTCCAGCTTTGTTATCGCCGCGGTCGGGCTGCTCGGGGTGTGGATGCCATCCTCGGCGTCAACTCCTGAAGGGGCAGGGTCCTGGATCAGGCCGCAGCCATGCCGAGTGCCGAACCCGATGGTTTGCAGGCTGAAATATTTGTTTTTATTTTGCCGAGCAAAGCCGTCCGACGACCCGGCGTCTTGGTTGCCCGTGTTATGGGTGGAGAGGCCCAGCGTAGAGCCAAAGTCTCGCGTCAGGTCGTCGATATGCTCGTCGCCCAGGCTGCCGGCGTCATCGTCGGTGTAGATGATTCTAGTGACGCACGGGCCGTAGGTCGTGTTGTTGACTCTGTCGTAGCCGGGGTCGTTTTGATCGTTCGCCGCGTCCTGATATTGGGAGTCGCGCTTGATCGGAGATAGGATGACGCCGGCAAGACCTGCGTTTCCGTAAGTCGAGGAGTAGCTGGTGGTCAGCGTGTACGCTGTGCCGTCCTTCATCACGACACTCGCAGTCGTCTGCGTATTGCCGTGCAGGCAGTCGATGTAGTCGACCTGCATAGCTCCAGGCGAGCCCTGACCGCCGATAACTGCGGTGGGCGTCGCAATCTCGACGCTGTCTCGCACAGTCGCCGTGCCGGCGATGACCTGGATCAGGTACGCCTTACGAGTGCCGCCGTCGAGGCGGCGATCACGGTCGACGATGACGCAGAAGCAACTGAGGGAGTGGGTGTACGCGTGCTGTACATAGCTCTGGCTGACTGTAGCGAAGGTGCCAACGTTCCGCTGCACGCCGATGAGCACGCCCTGGGCGAGCTGCGGGTATCGCGGACTGCCGTAGACCTTGTGCAGCCCGAAGTAAGCTCGGACGCGGCGCGTCGCGGGGACTCGACCGCAAACGTACGCGTTGACGTGGTCGATGAACGAGCTCGTCGTGTCGTACTCGTTCGTCGTAGGATCCCGCGTATATGCCAGGCAGCCCCGTCCAAAGATACTGAGCGGCGCGGCGACGCCTCTGCGCTGGCGGTTAGCCGCAAAGATCATAGGTAGATCCGCCCCCGAGTCGCCGCTGCCGGGGACCGTAAAGTCGAACTGAGCACCCGTCGGCGCGAAGCTGCCGTGCCAGGGGCGCACCTCGTAGTACAGCTGGGGCTGCTCGCCCCAAATCGTGCGATCCGACGTCGAGGCCGTCAGGCCATCGTAGGTGTGGAAGATGTTGAAATCTTCGTCTCGGATCGACGAGAAAGATGACATCAGACGCCCCGGACAGCAGTCACCAGGTTGCGATCGGACCCGCTTGCAAGAGCGGCAGCGATCTGGTTTTGGATCTGCGGCATGTTCGCCAGTATAGTGTCGGCGGCCGTAGTCGGATCAAGCGACTGCACGTTGAGGGTCACGTTCGCCGTCCGGCTCCCCGCCGACTCGCTCTTCGGCATCTTCATCTCGACCGGGATCTTGCGGCTGGGGCCAAGGGGCACGAACGCCTCGCCGTACCGGCGGTTGTTGCCCTCCCCAAAGAGCGCGAGCTGCGGGCGGTCAGCGATGCCACCGTTGTCGTAGGTGCGAAGAGGCAGCCGGCTCATCATGGAGCCCGGCATGATGCCGCCGCGCTCGAAAGCGGGCACGGACTGGTTGCCCCCTGAGCCGGCGATCACCTCGAACGGGTTGCCGGCGGCATCGGCTCCGGTGGTTCCGACGATGTTCTCGGTCCCAGTCCCAGCGCTTAGGCCCGCCACGAACGCCTTGAGCGCCGCCAGAATTGCCATCTTGGCGATCATCACCGCGACCTCCCGCAGGAACCCACGCGCGAACTCGCTAAAGCTGGCCTGGCCCTCGGCAAGCGCGTTCAGGTAACGGTCGAAGTACCCCATAAACGTGTCGAACACCCGCCCGCCGAGCTGGCCCCAGGTCTCGAGCGAGTCGATCATGTTCTGGAACGAGGCCCTAAACCCGTCAGCAAAGTCGTACCACCCAGCCGCGAACGTGTCCCAGAAGCCGTCTGCTGCCTCCAGGTTGAGGTCGTCGAGCAGCCGGCTTTGCAGCTCAAGTCGAGACTGCTCCGCCTCGAACGCCCGCCTGATCGCCGTCTCAGACAGCTGCAAGTTCCGCAGCTGCTGAGCCTCAACGGCGCGCAGGCCGCGCACGGTCCTCTCAGCCACGTCGGACGCGATCAGGCCCTGCGCCTCCTGAATCTCAACCTGCGCGATTTGAGCGCGCGTAGCCTCCTCAATAGCAAACCTGCGGCCTTTGATGCCTCCAGTTAGCTGGTCCTCGAGCTCAAGAATGCGTTGGAGGGCGCCCTGCTGCTGCGCCAGGAGGCGCTCCTCGTTTTGCAGGCCGGTCACGTCACGGCGGCGCTCGGCCACCTGGTCGATCAGCCTGAACTGCTCTTGCAGCTGCGCGTTCACGAAGTCGAGGATTCCGCCGAGAGCTGCCGGCGGAACACTGCGCGTCAGCCCCCGACGCAGCGCAATTCCGACTTGCTCTGCCTCAAACTTAGCGGTGGCCGCCCACTGGTCGATGCCCGTAATCTGCGCCTGGAACGTGTTCGCCAGCTCATCCTGGAGCTGCTGCAAGCTGATTTGGCTGGCGAGTCGGCGCTCTTCGCGGGCTCGCTCACGCTGTAGCACGGCCAGCTCAAGCTCACTGTTGTAAATGTCGTTAGCCGCTTTGCGACGCAGGTCAGCGGTCTCCTTGCTGATCTGTCCGCTGGACTGCTGGAGCGCGATCTCCTGCTCAGCAAGCAGCAGCCGCTGCCCGACCTCGGCCACGGCGCGCTCCTCGTCGCGCAGGGAGGCCAGCTGCAACTCATTGAACGCCTCGGCGCTGGCCTTGGCGCGCTCAAACTCGTCAGCCGTCTTTCCTGCCGGATCTGCCAGCCGCAGACTGATGTCCACCGACCCTAGCAGCGCACGGTTGACGGCCCGCACCTGGTCTCGAACTCTCTGCTCGGCGGACTCACGCGAACCAATCCCTTCAAGCAGGATGTCCTGTTGCCGGCGAATCTCGAGGGCAGTTCTAATTGCTTGTTCACGAACCGCGACCTCGCCCCTTGCGCGCTCTGCCTCGGTTATCTGCTGACGCTTCTGCGCCTTTTCCAGCTCGGCAAGCCTAGCGAGGGTCTCGTTTTCTATCTCTGCGGCCCGGCGGTCAAACAGGGCAGTGGCTTGGTCCGTGGTCAGGCGGTCCACACCCTCAAGGAACTCGACCTCAAACTGAACGACCTTGCCTTGGGCACGCAGAGCGCGGATCGTCTCGTCGATCACGCCGATGGCCTGTTGCGTGATCCTTTCCTGGACCTCGGGAGGCGTCACAACATCGAACTGGAATACCTCAGCAAACTTCTCGCGCACGGCCTTAGCAGCGGACGGCGAGAAGATTTGGTCGATTAGGTTCTCCGTCGCCTCCCTCGGCAGAGGTATGCCTTGGTCAAACGCGTCTTTTAGTAGGTTGACGAAGTCCTTGCGGATGACCGGGGTGTATTTTTCAATGTTTGCAGCGCTGCCCGCGAACAGAGTGTCAGCCTTGCGTTGGAGCTCGACGAGCTGAGCGACGGTGGCCGCCGCGTTCTTTGACCCCCTTCCAAGTTCTTCCGTTAGACCTTGGCGTAGCGCCCTCGCCAGCGCTTCTGCGGAAGTAGTATTTAGGTTTAGCTTTTCCGCAATAGCTTCGAGGCCAGCCGGTGTCGACTTTTGGAGTATCTGCCGCGCGGCGAGGTCCAACTTCTCAAACGCCAACTGGACGGCATCTACCTGGTCGGCACTGTTCCGTATTTCAGATGCGAGCTGGACGAATCCGGCTCGGACTCTGAGCGGTCCATCCCGGAGCGCTTCCTGCGCGTCTATCAGTCTCTTGTAATACGATTCAGTGACAGCGTTGGCGACGTCCGGTATTTCCAGCTCGCTGGCCGCAAACCCGAGATCAAAGATGGAGTTTGTGGCGTTTTCCGTTGCGGCCGTTAGCTCGAGAGCTGCTCTGCTATTCTCCAGGAGCTTTCTGGCAATTTGGGCCTCGAGGATCACCTTTGGGTCAAACGTCCCGACCGTTTGGTTGTACCGCTCCTGCGCTATCGCGGCTCTAGCCGTGGCAAGCTCTACTGCCGCAGTGCTGGTCCTTAGTAGTCGGATTTTTTGATCTTGAGCACCCGCTAGTTTGCTACTTAGCTGGAGATCCGCGGCGAAGCTAAGCACCAACTCGCCCGCGCTGCGCAAAATGGCGCCGAGTCCCTTGACCGTTTCACCGAATTGGCGGATCTGGTCTTCGAGGTCAATCGCTTGGGATTGCACCTCCTCGAGGGATTTGCCGAACTCGTCAACTTGGAAGAAGCCCTTGATGAACTGCTCACCAAGGCCAGCAAGGCCAAGGCGAAGCCCGGTCGTGATAATATCTACACGCTTGGCCGGGCCGGCAAGCTGCTTCTCAAGCGCTTCGCGGAACTTGCCCTGCGAGTTCGTAACCTCGTCCGTGATCTTCTTGAACCGCTCGAACTGGTTGCCAGCGAGGTCAAGCACAGAACCCAGCGCCCGGATGTTCGGGAACAGCAGCGCGATGGTTTCGACGTTACCTCCGGTGGCCGTGCGCAGCTCTCGCAGAGTCCCGACGAGACCCCTGGTCTTCAGCGCTAGAGAGTCAAACTGAATGATCTGCTCGCCGGCCACGGCGTTGATCTCAAGCACCGCGTTCTTGGATTTCTCCTGGGCCTTGAAGTAGGTGACGAATTGCTGACGGAGCTGAACAACAGCTTGGCTTGTCTTCTTTCCGCCAAGGGTCAGGGCGGCCAATGCACCTACTGTCTCTTCTAGGCTTACCTCAGCCTGAGCAGCAAATGGCGCGATCTGACCGATAGACCTGGCGAGCTCTGGCACCGTCGTCTTCGCAAGGCGGACGGTCTCGAACAGGACGTCGTTCAGGTTCTCGACGCTCTCTGCCGTGACATCGACGTTGAATGCGTTGATCGTCGTGGTCAGAAGGTCAACCGTCTCGGCCACGGTCGCGGAGCCGGCAACTGCCAGCCCGGCAGCGCCTTCCAGCACAAGCATGGCCTGGGCCGTGTCGGTCACACCGGCCGACAGCGTTTGGTATAGGCCCGCCGCGACGTCGATCTCGCTAAGTCCGAGGCTAATCGCCACGCGACGAACGTTCTTGTCTGCCTGCGCAAACGAGAGCGTCGTCTCGTCCATGATCGTGCGGACATCATTCAGGGCGCGACTGTACGCGAGGAAGTCTGTGACGCCCTTTCGCAGGGCCAGGCCAATGCCCGTAATGCCCACCGCGTTCAGGCCAAACGATCGGCTGATGACCGTCAGGCCATCTCTCAGCTTGATGACGCCTCGGTTATACCCGGCGAGTCCTGCCAGGAATGAGAGCAAGCCTTTTTTGGTCTTCTTGGCGTCCCTTTCAACAATCTTGAGGGCCTTCGACAGCAAGCCAAGGTTCTCCGCCGCCTGCGTGCTGTCTTTTTCAAACCGCGCGACTCCAGAAGCGGCGGCAGCCATGCTTCCAGCGAACTCGCGCGCGTTCTCCGGCAGCGTCTCCATGCGCCTGTCCATGGTCGCAAGCGCACGGTTGGTCTTACGCAAGGCGTCGGCCATCTCAGCGAGCTGGGGCGCAACGTTAGCCGCTATAGGACCAAACGTTTTCAGGACCTCGCCAAGCTGCTTGAACGACTGAACGGTGCCGCCAATCTTGGCTTCGACCGACTGGAACTTGAGGAAGCCCCGACCCAGAGCTCCGACAGACTTGCCAACCTGCTCGAGATTGCCGGCCGTACCGCTAAGGTTCTGGACCTTAGCCACGCTCTTGACCAGCTCATCAAGAGCGCCGCCGATCTGAATTGCCCGGTTGCGGGCGCCGTTCGCGTCCACACCCGACATCACCTTGGAGAACCTGCCAAGGAATGTCGTGACCCTGCGCACACCGTCAAGGGCGCCCTTGCTGATTTGGACCTTCGAGAGAGTCGAGGCAATCGCCCTGATAGACTCGCGCACCTCCGCGATGTTCTTTTGCGCCTGGGCTGCACCCTGAATGCCCTTCGCCGCCTCGTTGAAGCGGACCATGGCCTTGACCGTCGAGGTGTAGCCGGCAACCCTGCCAGGGCCGGCCTTCAGCTCCGGGATGCCGTTGAACTCCTGACCAAACTGGCGCAGCAGCTTGGTGAGCTGCTCTAGGCGCCCCCGGCTCCCTTGGGCGAACTCGATCTCCGAGATCGCCTTTGATGCCGCGCCAAGTGCCGCGGCGGCGGCGCGGTATCCACGCACCGTATCTGGCTTCACATCCGGAGGCGGTATCTTGTTCAGCTCTTGGGCCGCAAAGCGGAAGAACTCGACGGTCTTGGAGATTTCGGCCTTGTCGCCACTGTCCACGGCATTACGGATGTACCTAATGGAATCCGTGAGCTGCTTGGTCTTGGCCCCGACATCCTTGAACGTCGCGGTGTTGATGCCCTCGAACTCGGCCAGGGCCAGCTTGAGCTGGGCGATACCCTCACGCAAGCTGGTTGCAGATTGGGATATCTGCCCGAGGTTGAACGAGCTCTCGAACTGGAACTTGGAGAGCGACTCCAGTTGCCGGTTGAGCGCACCCAGGTTCTGAGCAACAGTAACTCCCTGCGCCGATATCTCCCTGATCTTGGCGAAGTCGGCCTGTGCGGAATCGAGACGCTTCGACAGCCGCGCGGTGCCCAGGTCACCAAGACCCGCTGTGAGGTTTTGCCCAAGCTCCTTGAGCTGCTGCCCGATCTCCCCAAGAGCTCTGATATTCATCCCGAAATTGCCGGAGCTGAATCCCGCACCGAGAGAGCTCAGGTCCAGCTCGACCGGAATGCGCACCATGGCGCGCGCCTTCAGTCTGTTGTAGAAGACGTCTAGGGCCTTTTGCGTTTCTTCCAGGCTGCTTTTCCGCAGCTCCACCCGGACGAACAGCGGGAGACCCTTGCCGGTGACATCAACCTGCTTTTTGGTCTCAGCCAGAATCTTGGTGAGCTCAGACTTCGTCGGCGGCTTGAGGGTTACGCCGAGGGGGACGCTGCCAGCTTTCTTGGACGACAGGTCTAGGCTTTCGATCTTCTCCGCAATCTTGTCCAGGATCTTAGATGCCTGGTCAACCACGGCGACTTCAATGCTTAGCTTCCTGTTTGCCTCAGCCATTATCTCCCCCGGCGCTTGTTCAGAGCTCGAGCCTTCTTGGACTCAGCCTCGTCTTTCTCGCGCTTGGCAATCGCAGTCTCTTCCTCAAAGATGTCGACGAAGCGCAGCCATGCGGCCGACTGGTCGAGCGTCCCGCCAGGAACAGGCAGCGTTCCCAAGTTCTTCATTCTGAAGTACGCCCGCAAGGCCGGCGCCATCCAGAGTCCTTGTTGTGATGTTGGGCACCTAGCCATGGCCAGGCTCCCGTCGCGGCTCACGCCGCCCGTGCAATCTTTGTAATCGCACCCCACGCCACCGCAGCGTGGGCAGGTGATCGTGTAGTAGGGGACAGCACAATCACGATCGCACCCGAGTCTCTCGCGCACGGCCAGGGCAGATTCAGGCAATCTGCCTAAATCTGCCCTGGGTCCTCCACAGGATCGGGGACAATCAGGCATCCCCTCTTCCGTCAATCCTCGGGCGACGGCTCGGACTTTTCCTCTTGCTCCTCCGTCAGCTTAGCGCCCGCCTCAATGGCGTTCGCCAGCTCCATCTTGGCAGTCCAAGGCAGGCGAGCCAGAAGATCGTCGTCGATCTTGTTGGTCACCTCGTTCTTATGGAACGGGATAGAGGAGCCCGCAGCATCGCGCAGGTTCCTCCATCCGACGAGCCCAGCCTGAACGATGGTATAGACACGGGTGCCCATACCACCGCTCGAGATGCGGGCCTCTCCATCATCTCCCCGAGTCACCTCGATAGAGTCCATAAGCCGGATGAGGGTGCCCTCATCCAGGTCCTTTAGCTTGAAGACGGTTTGCTGGTCTTCGGGGAGTTCCCGGTCAGCCTCAAGAATGTAATTGCGCGTTTGGCGCGGATCGAGTGCGATCATCAGAGTTAGGGGTAAGAGTTTGAATCACGCGCTGGCTATGCGGTCTTCCGCAATAATAATCAGCTCGTTGTCGCCGCCGAAGCTCGGAATGTTCGGCGCAGGTCCGTCAAGGGCATAGTCCCCGCCGGTCAAGCGGAAAGTCATGTCCTTCACAAGAGTACCGTCACGGTCACCAGAAGTCATCGACTCAAGCTGAAGTCCGGGCATCTGGATGTGGAACCGCTTGCCGTAGGTGTCTCCCACGGTGAAGTCGATCCGGAAAAGATCCCCCTCAGTCAGCCCTTCAAAGAACTGGATATCAGCCTCGTTCGTCGCCTCCGGGTTGATCGTGACCGACCCAGAACGGTTGGAGATGATGTACTCAGCTATGCCATCAGTCTCACCGGCGCACTGCCGGGCAGTGACCTCGTTGCCGAGGTCGATCGTCATCGAGGTTAGGCAAAGGGGCTGAGCCAGGGCAACGCCGGAGGAGCTGTCGGTAGCCCCTCCAGTCCTGCGGATGGTGACGCTCTGAGTTCCGAAAAGCGCCGGAGTCTCGAGGTTGTAGTCCACGCCGCTAAGCATCGGGTAGTCTCCCGTGCCGCCATCATCATCGGGGGCGCTGGAATCCAGGCACCCGCTGAAGGTGAATGCAAGGCCGACCGGGCGGTTGATCTCGCAGTTCATTGTAAACGTACCGCGAGCACCCAGCATCGTGGACTTGATCCCATCCTCAAACATGCTTGCTGCCATCGAATCCCCAGAGGCGAAGTACGCCGGGGGGATCGGGTCGCTGTTGGTCATGTCAAGAGTCGTGCTAACTCCGATGACCGCAAGGGCGGTGTCTGATTTTGTTCCATCCTCAGCGCACAGCCAAATCTCGTCGTCATAGGCGGGCTCGCCACGGATGAGCTCATACCAGATAGCCCCGTCCGAGGAGCTATACACCCGGACTCGAGCGCGCGCGGACTCCGCCGCGGTGCTGGCGTCCTGGAACGCGATCACATCGCCGTCGCTCAAAGATCCGCTCAGCGTGCCGGTGACGTGCGATTTCATCAGCGGCGACGTTGTCGGATGGTAGGCCCACACCGTATCAGCGGAGGTGGGCGATCCATCTGCAAAGGTCACCTTGGCCCCAGAGCTCTGACCCTCGACCGACCACCCGGTAGTCGGGGTGCCAGAGAACGGCGACTGGCCTTCTAGCCTTGCGTCCTGCGAGTCCCTGTGAATATAGAGGTATCCCTCGCCCTCACTAACATCTTTGATAATGAACGCAAAACCTACGCTGGTCGGAACTGTGTTGAAGACCTCAACCATCTCTCCAGCGTATAACTTGCGGATCGTTGAGGCCCCACTGTTGGACCAGGTCGCGCCGCTGATGTCCATGCGGAATCCGGTGCGCTTTTCGGCCATGCCGCAGGACTTGATGGCCTGCGAGTACGGCAGTTCGGACTTGGCGACAAGAGTCGTGTCCGTTGCGCGCGGCGTAAGCTCGCAAGTAAATCCAAGCGTCGCAGTCCGTGCGCCGGAGATTTGCTTGAGAGGGGAAACCGAGTCACGGATAAAGTCCCGATCCAGGAGCTCGACTTCAGTGGTGAAACTCGCGTCGAACACAAGGTTCTGACCGAACCGAGGCGTCGTCAGAGGCGAATACAGAGCGGGACTACCACTGGTCTCGTAGAAGCCGGTGATCTTTTTGGGCCCCAGCTCCTCGACGAAAGTTAGTTGTTTTTTGCGGCTAAGCAGCGGCATTGAATCCTCCTATGCGCTGGCCGGGCCCGTAGGCCCGGCCCAAAAATCAGGCAGTAGCAGTAAGATAGGTGATAACGACCTCGTTATCGCCGCCAGTTGCGGGGACCGTCACAGACGCCCCAGCCAAGTTGTGCATGTCGCCGCCGGTAAGCCGCATCTGAACGTCACGGGCAAAGACGCCGTCACGGTCAGTGGAGTTGGCCTGAGTCGGCTGAAGGCCGGGCATGGTGAAGTAGAACTTGTTGCCCAGCGTGCTTCCGATGGTGAAGCCCATGCGGACGACCTCAGACTCGAGCAGGCTGTCGAGCCACCCGAAGTCGTTCTCAAGGGTCGCCTCAGGGTCAATCGAAACGGAGCCATCGCGGCCCGTGATGATGAACTCCTCAAGGCCCTCGTCTGCGCCGGCGCACTGGCGCTGCACAAGGTTGTTGCCCGTGTCGATGGAGATGGAAGTGATGCAGGGCTCGATAGCATCAAGGCCGTCGTTGGCCGAGTCGTTACGAGCAATCGTCATCGCGCTGCTCTCGAACAGAGGCGGGGTCGTCAGGTTGTAGCTGATACCGCTCAGCATCGGCCGGTCACCAGTACCACCAGAGGAGCTGGGCGACGCAGTATCGAGGCGACCCTGGAAGGTGGCCTGGATGTTCATCGGCCGGTTGACCTCCGCGCTAAACACCACCTGAGCGCGCGCAGCGTTCATCGTGGTCTTGAGACCGTCCTCGAACAGGCTGGCCGAAACCGTGGAGTTCTGAGAATAAGAGTTCGCGGTTATCGTGCCGATCGAAGAACCGGCAGCACCAGCGGTGACCTTGTGGAGCGTGTCGGTTCCAGCGTTCGAGGCGTAGCCGCGGAAGAACTCTACGTCCACGGAAGTCGCGCCGGAGGAGGCGGCCTCTACAACAATAGCGCGCCCGATAGAAGCGCCAGCAGCGGTCTGAACTTCGACCACATCGCCGGCAGCGAGGCTGGCACTCGTAGTCACAGTCAGAGTGTTGACCGTACGGCTGATCGGGTAGTAGGTATAACCGACGTTCGCCGCGAGGGACGAGATGTTCGCACTCGCGCCAGTCGATCCTCCGGTAATAGTTCCGGCGGAAAAGCCGGCGTCGATCGTCTCAAAGTAGATCACGGTGTCGCCGTCGTGGCATTCGTGAAGCACACGCGCCTGGTCGCCGCCCGCATCAGTGACAATT